AACTAAGTGATTATCTTTATCCATACTATTGAGCATAGTTTTTAAAGATTCAAAGGCATCTCTATCAATAACTGTGTCACCAATGAGATTATTAAATGCTTCTTGTGAATAAACATTACTAAGGTTTGAACTATTAAGTAAGAAGTCATCTATAACAGTTGTTATATACTCACCATAGTAGTCTCCACTTCTAAATGATTTACCCTGTAAGGCAGTACCATAAAGATTTTTAAGCGGACTGGTATGATTACTCACATAAAATGATGCAATAGCAGATCTGTCTATAATAACATTCTTGCCTGTATAAGTGGCTAGTTGCTCTGTGATATTATGTACATTACCTCCAATTTTAAAACCATTAGCAAATGGTATTATATCAGAAGTCTTTACATAATAGAGGTGCTTTGTATCTAGACCTGCCTCTATAGAATCCGTACCTGCAATAATAATGTCTGCAGCAGCTCTATCTCTTACAGTCTTGATCTTCTTCTCCTCCAAGAAAGGCTTGGCCTTATCTCTAGGAATACTGCACTTAGGTGCAAAGTAAATTGTTTTTACATTAGTAAGATCTAATTTCTTATCAGCAGTTGCCTGCTTAAATACTTTTAGATACTCATTCTCGTGCCAGCGATAGTGTAAGTATTTGTTTTTATCATCCACTAGTACACGGCTAGGTATAAGTACCAGCTCATTATTACTTACAGTAAGTGTTAGTTGTTCTTGTATCATAATTAAAATGGTAATGGCGCCTCAGTTTTAGGCTCCTCTTTAGGTTTATTTTCATCCATAAACTCTTGGTAAGTCTTGGTCCAGGAAGGTGTAAGCTTTACAAACTTTCTTACATCATCAGGTATAGCATCTTTAACTCGCTCCTCAATTATATCATAAATAAGGCTATCATACATCTCTTCAGTTAACATACCCTTCTTAAGAAACATCTTTATAGCGTCAGGATAACTAGTATATCTAAGAGTATTAAAGTCACACTTGCTAGCCATGATATTAGCATTAGCATTAGACATTGTATTTACTAATTGATAATAGTCTTCCTTAACAAGCTTATAGATATAGTACATTGAGTTCTCATAGTTACAATTGAACACCATTTCTGAAGCTACTGCTCGGTTATCTACATCAGAGTTAAACATGCTAACTAAAGTTCGGTATACAGATTCATCTATGGTAACACGCTCTATAGAATTAAAGACTAAGTCCTCATCTATAACAGGTGTCTTCATAGATAGGATGCGGTATAACATCTCTACAGTTCTTGGATGTAAGAAGTTATACACACATTCATTATTATGTAATGGTGACCAAGAATCATAATAACGGTAGTACGCTTTAGAGAATACCATATAGTTCTCAGTATCCATTATAGTATTGAACACACCACCTTTTAGTTTTACCTTCTCCCTACTAAAGTCATCAGGCATATCATACCTTAGTGCATGGCAGTCACTAGCTATAAGAGCACTAGGAACTTGCTGATCAGCATTACCTCTACTTACATTATTACTATGACCAATAAAGAAATCCGCTTTAGATGCTTCATTAGTAATAGTCCAGTTATTTATGCGAGCAATATCTCTCAATTGTGCAATGCTATATTTACAACCGGGTATAACATACCCTTTAGATTTAGCAGGTAGAGAAACTAATGCACCCCCCTTGAGGAGTGCATTAATCTTATCTACTGAATCATCATCTACAGTATACAGCCAGGTATGAGGAAGTGGTTTATGCTTCCTATCTACACCGGCATATCTTACCTTTGTTTTAATAAATGGTAACTGCTTCAGCATGGTGTCTGTAACATTACCGAGATTCAAATCCATTTTCATTACTTAACTGCAATAGCAGCGATGTTAGCGTTTAACATTAACTTGGTAAACTTCTTACTTCCATTAAGGATACCCTTGATAACAGCGTACTTCAAGTCATTAGTGAAGATGTCCTTATCAATGATGAAGTTAGTAACACGGTCAATGATCTTCTGATCTACAGTGTTATCTGCACTATAGTGAACAGCATAGTTAGTAAAGCGCAATGCTAGGACACTAGCAATGTCTGCACGGTATGCATCATCCTTACCAATACAAGAATTCATCTGACCTTTAACATACTCCCAACTGTTGTTAGTCAACATATCTTTAGGAGTAATCAACTTGTCCAACTTGTTGTTAATGAATGTAGTAAATAGAGTAGCAAACTCGCTACCTACACTACCCTCACCAATCATTTGGATAAGTGGTAAGTCTTTCTCAAAGCTTTCTATACTAGAGATAGAGTTAAAGAAAGTAGTAATACTACGAGCATTAGTTGTCTGTGTAACCAACTCAGGATGCATCAACAAAAAGTTAATACAACGAGAGTCAATACTATTCTGCTCTGCCCAACGAGCCCAGCAATCTGCGTCAAACTTTAAGTAAGCTGTGATAAAACGAGTCTTCTGAGCAGCATCCATAGATGTTACTTGATAGTCACCATTATCAGGATTACTAGTCAATACAATATGCCAGTTCTTTGGTAACTCCCATGAGATATACTTTTGACGGTCAATTAATTCCATTGCAGCTTGGGTAAATCTTTGGTCAGCACGGCTGTAGTCATCTAAGATTAAGATACCACCTTCTTCTTTACCTTGAATCCACTCTGGAGCTGCATAACCCATACGCTTTTCTCCACTAGGAACATACTTATTCTGAATATACATAGGCATGATGTTCTCAGGTACCCACTTGGCTACCTTAACACCATCATCTGTAGTCTTAACTACTTCAAATTCTTTAATAGGAAAACCAGTAAGGTCACCTAGCTCCTCAATCTGAGCAAGATTTAACTTAACTACATCTAGTCCTAGCTCTTTACCAATCTGCAAAATGGTAGTTGTCTTACCGATACCCGCCTCACCTTCAATGTTTACTGCTACAGGAATCTTTCCTTCAGTTTGGATGTGCTGATTATTCTTTACAATGTGACCAATAAAGGTCTTCAACTCGTCTGTGTTTAAGTTAACTTGATTTGCGCTCATACTCTTAATTTAATTTAATTTGTGGACCAGGTAGGTCTTTGTTTATACTTCCACGGGTAGAGATTACCCACAATAATTTGCCTATAGGCTTTACACTACAATCACATTCACCATCTGTTAAGTATATCAAACAAGTATACTTATCTTGGTTCTCATTATACAATTCTAATACGGGATCAAACTGGGTACCTCCGCGTCCATGAAGTTCAATCTTGTCTCCAGCTTTATATGGACCAATATGTTGAATTCTTGAATCACATTGTACAACGGTTATCTCTGCACCTGTCTTATGGATATGATCTATCTCATGAAAGAACTCTTGTACTTCCACATCACTAACGGAACCGCTAGTATCTACAGCAACTAAAATATGCTTACGGAATTTAATCTTAAGACCTGGGTTATCCTCAAATCTTTTATTAGATTTACGTCTAAGCTTCTTAGTAAATACTTTCTGACTACCTCCAGTAAACCTTCTAAGATAAGACTTCCAGTCAAACTTAGCTGGCTCACTACTGTTAAGCTTGTCTAGTAAACCCTTGAGTTCTCCAGGTACATGACCTCTAGACTTTGTTACTTGATCTGCAATCTCCTTAAGCTGATGCTCTACTTGCTTTTGTATAAGCTTTTGTTCAGCCTCACTTAAGTCTTTGAAGTCATCCCATGTGCTATGATCTGGAACAGGTTGACCATCACCATAGGTAGGTTGACCTTCTTCCATAGCTTTCATCATCTGCTCAAACTTACTAGTACCATCTCCATTATCCAACTCTTGCTGTAGTAACTTATAATACTCTCTGCAACCTGCCCTAAGAGGAAGATTCATAGGAGCAAACATTTCGTTATCAATAGTGCAGCCACCGTCAGGAAGATACTGTGCATCTATATACTGATTAATCTCCAGGTCCATTGCTACGTTAGCTAACTTAGGATCTGCAAAGTCATTGTGTATAGTAAGATGGAAGAATGCAATATGCAATAGCTCATGCTTTAGTAGACCTATGTGATGCTCAGGACTCAAGCTTTCCCAAAACTCCTCGTTGATCATCAACTGGAAGTTTATGTTATGCTTGCATACACCTGCAGTAGGAACACGCTTGCTCCATAGTTTATTTAGTCCAATGAGAAAGAGCCCGTAAAAAGGCTCCTTCAACATTAGTTCTTTGCTAGCCTTAGCTAGGCTATCTTGTTTTGTCATTTACCTTTTGGTATTAATGTTAGTTGATACTGTTCCATGAAAGTAAAACCAGCAGTTTCTAATTGCTTCCCTAACTCTTCTGCAAATCTGTTAATAAAGAATCCCATAGCTACGGGATCCATATTCACATTCTTGTGAAGTACATCATACATCTGATTCCAAGTAAGTACATTACCGTAATCTAATCCTGTAAGTTCTTTTAACTTTACAATGGTATCTAAACCAAGATCTAGATTCTTATGTCCAGCTTCTTTACATAACATAAGTATGTAAGGTAAATTAGCTTGGATATCTGAAGAGTCAATAAGATTCTTAACCACAACATGGTTCTCTTTATCTACAGACTTAGCCATAGTCAACAAATTCTTATATGTTGACTCATCAAGTTTAAATATTTCTCCCATTAGTCTTCTATTTTTAAAGTTTTTAACATCCATACAGGAGGGTTATTCATATTAGTGATCCACTCCTTTGCACTCGGTAGATAACCATTGCAATCTTCTTTTACATGTTGCTCGCCTACATAGCGAGTCATAACTTTTTTACCTACTGAGTTAACAAAGAAGGGCCCGAAGACCCTTTCACATTCAAAGATACCTTCACTGTGGTGCCTAAATAATCTATGCATACTGTGACCATACCAGGCCTTAGTAGCATCAAACCATTCATGAATGTGCATGTATTCCTCAGGCTCACCGCCCCACTTCTTAGCGGAACTGCGAGCATGATCATATGGATGCGCCATTAGCTTCCCCAGCCGTTACCTTCTCCCCAGTTTATATCTACAATATCAACTGAAGCTCCTGCATCTTCAATAGATCTTACATAACCATCAATAGTTATCTCAGGAGTATCTCCTTCAAGATCAATTCTTATATTCCCATAACCACCATCATTATTATACCAGTCATAGTCATAATGCTGCTCAAGTATATGAGTAGCTAAATCTTGTAGATCTCCATCAAATTTATCGTTAAGATCAGTTGTAATATTTTCCCCATCATACTCTACATCTTCTACCTGGCCAGAGTCTCCTCCGCCATCATATCTAATCTCTACATTTGTTACACCAGCATCTTTTAATGCTGCAAATAAGGTTGCTGTTCTTAAACTTGCCATATTACTTTTGTTTATAAAATCTACCCAAGATATTAGCGTTTAACCAGATGTCTTTCTCTAGTACCTCGCACATAAATTGGTATTTAACTTCTTGATAAGAGAGCTCTGTCTTAGAGTAACATATCTTTAGGATGGTCCTTTTGATTTGTACTCCAGCCTTATGAGCTGCCTTAAGTTTCTCATTACTACTATAGTAGTTCTGATATACAATCTTTTTTACACGCTTGTAGTTCTTCAAGCGTTTGTCAGTGGGCAATGCCTTCTTAGAAAGCTTAGTCTTAACATCCGCAAAGAAGTTCTTCTTGCCTATGTAGGACTTGCGTTCACCATCTAGGATAACATCCATCTGGTATACAAATCCTACAGCACCATCAGGAATCATGTCCTCGGTGAATTCTTTTAATTTATAAACCCACATGCTTTCTAGCTATCTGCATTAGTAAATCATTTATATGACGGTGAGTATCATCAGCATCATAACCTTTAATAATATCAAGCATTTTAACTATTACCTTATCTGCTTGATCTGGTAAACAAAGTGGACTAATCTGATCAAGTAACCTATCGTAATCACTATTATACTGCATAGGTATAGTTTCAGGTAACGAATCATGCATGATTCCATATGTTGAATTCTGTAAAATTCTATGTGCTGATTTTAAATTCTCTTCATCCATAATTTTATTTCTTTAATGCTTCTTTTAATAAGGGGTATAAACTTTCGTGTGTCCTATCTATACCATAATCCATAACAGAATCTGATAAGTCTTTAGACATAGGTAGGATGACTTTATTTAATCCGTAAATAGTCTTGTACTTATCTGCAGATCTTATACCTGCTTCATCATAATCAAACAAAGTACAAATAGCTTTATAACGATCTTTATACATTGCAATTGATCCACTAGGGATCATAATGTTTTCACTATCCGGCGCCACAAATTCAGCGTTATAGCCAAAATTAGATAATGCCATGATATCTTTAAGAGAACTGCAGATAATAAGATTGGGTTTATCAAACTTAAGTTGGTCAGTACCTTGAATATAACTTTTAACTTTTATAAATTTATTATCCTTAGATTTAGGCTGATAAATTTTATAAAGTTGTCCGTCACTTCTAAAATAACCGTATATATACGCTTTACGTATTTTCACATCCGGGTTATTGTCTTTTTCCATTACATAAGATTCTAATGGTCTTACATCATAATGTTTAAGAGTATCAGAAGCAATCTTAAATTGTGTCCAATACGCCGCATCAAGTGAATCCCATTGGCGTTCTTCATAACTTGTAACCTCATAACGACCTTCAGATTCAATATATCTATCATCATAGTTACTCTGCATAAATTCATTATAGTCATCAAGCATAGTTGCTACTGCCTTTAAAGCATCGCAGTTATGTAATAACTTAATAAATTCTATATGATTACCTCCCTTATCTGTAGAGAAGTCTTTAAAGAAATACCTATTACCTTTCACATAGATACAAAAACTAGGATTCTTTTCACCAACATTAAATGGTGAAGTAATCTTTATATCTTGACCAGAAAGTTTTTCATCTAGTTTGCAATAGTATTCAAAAACCCAATAAGATGGAACAGCATTAGCAGTTAATGCCTGTAATTTTGTGCTAATCATATTTTTTATTTTAAGAACAAAAAGGGGAGCAATACACTCCCCTTCTACGTTCTACATTAAACTTATAGTTCAAAGTCACCTGATGATGCTGGTGCAGCAGGTTTTGAATCACCAAATGAACTCACGTTTTCAACTTTACGTTTTCTAACATGAACTTGTTCATCAAATGATACTACCTTACTAGATACCTCATCAACATTAGCAGACTCAAATGGCACTTGACCACGAGAATACTTTGGTAAGAATAAGTCATAGTTGGTGTAACCCTCCTTATTAACATACTCTTTACCAGCAACGCACATACGCAACTCTTTACCAGCAAATGGCTTGTCATTGTTATATGCTTCAAACAAAGACTCAATAGTCGCATGCTTATTATCCTGAGCAGTAAACCATTCTAGAGTATGAGTCTCCTTACAAAATGATTGTAAGAAACGCAATAACTCTTTATCACGGCTAACTTCAACACCAGTCTTAGTGGTGCCATCAGCATAAGGATATTCACTTGCGCGAATACGACCTACTTTACCTTTGTGACGACCTTTAGCTTGGTTGTCCTTATCAAGCCAGAAGCCTTCAAAGTCATCTCCCATCTCTGGGCCTTCTACATTAAGAAGAACATCATAGCCGCCTTCTTTAAAGCGAGCTGGCTCTAACTTAATATTTAAAACTGTGCAGGTCTCATTACCTGGCTGAATTACTTTAGGAACACTGGATCCACCAGTAGTACCTACTACATCTTTTGTACTTATCATTTTTACTTAGGGTTAATCAATATAAATTTTACTCCAATCCACATTTATCTTATTGTCTTCTGTTACTTCAGATACAACAAACTCTTGATTTCTCAAGTGTTCAGGTCTTGCACCGCATGCAATTTCATCAGAAGTTTTAAAGCTTAAGATGTTAGTTTTGCCTTTGCGATATAAGTAACCTATTGCATCTGAATTAGAGCAAGATATTCTCTTTAACTTACCGGTTAAATCCAAGTCTAAAGAGCTAAACTCGGAACCGTTTTTCTCAAGCATTGTATCCTTCACGTGTCCTATTAATATAGTTCTAGGAGCCCAGGTTTTGATATACTCAACAACCTTTGTGAAGCCCTCTCTGAGATATGGGTAACCAGCACCATTAGGTAAACTAAGAATAGTACCGTATTGTGCTTTTGCAGAACCAAACCAGTTCTTACCCATAGGGGTTCTAGAATAAAGTTCCTCGGCATAAGGAATACACATCTCTTCAAGAGCAGTGATTGTGTCAACTGCTACATATTGATAAGGATGTCCAGCATCTTTAATAGCTTTTCCAATATGCTTTATCTCTTCAACAGAAGTTGCTTTAATCTTAATAGCGTCAATGTAATCGGCGCCATTTTCTAAATCAAGAATTAAGCAGTTCTCAAGACTAGCAAACAAGGTTGTTTTACCTGTCTTAGGCTTTGAAAAGATAATCAAGTTATTAGGACTCTGTGTAGTAGCCATAACTTTTTCTAGTGGTAATTTGATCTCCATTTTATTTCATTAAATCGTTTAACCATTTCTTACTACTAATAGGCTTCTTCCATAGAATAGCAGCTAAGTCACGAATGGTTAGCTGGTCAACTGGAGCATCTTGTGCAGGATCTAGAATTTCATCAAAATCCATTATAAGTGGCGCCGAAGGTGAATTACCTTTAGTTGAAATAGTTTTCTTTTCTTCCTTGTTAGGAATGTTAACTTTAACTAACTCAGCAGCTGGAATCAAATATCTTACTTGACCATTAGCCATAGGCTCGGTGGTATCATATTCTTCTAACCAGTGTGGGTTATAACGCCAAACATATAAAGTGCGATTAAGATCTTCAGGATCTTTAGCTTGGCTTACAGCTTCGGTATAAACATCTTGTTCTTTACGGAGCTCACCAACAAACATGCTGAAGTGCATATCGTCTTTACCTTGTGGGCGATAAATTAACTTAGGTATGTAAAGAGCATCTGGTATACCTAGGATATCAAAAGTTTCCTGATGATATTGTCTAAGATCAGATAACTTGTCTTTTACATTGTCTGTTTTTTGTGTTGTACTTATGGACATGTTACTTAGTATTTAATTTTTCTTTCTTGTTGTGGTGGGGTTTCGGTTTCAACAATCCTCATTTTCTCAAACTCGGCCTTAAAGAAACTCATTCTAGCATCGCCATTACGGCACTTGATAAAATGCATTACAAGAACCTTATCATCCTCGATAATAAATCTATCGGGGCCATATAAGCGTATCTTTTGTTTCCCAGGTCTGTTAATACCTACTAGTGTGTCGGCATGTTGTAATAAAGCGTCAGCTCCAAATAGATCAGACTCTAGTATGTAATTACCATACTTACCTTCTTCACTACGCTCAGGATTATCGATGCTCCTATTAAGCTGACTTAAGATAATAAACGCTATTGGATACCTACGTTTAAGTTCCGTTAGCGCCTCACCTAAATTATACAACGTTTCGTATTTATCTTTCTCAAAAGGTGCCTTTTTGAGCAAGAGTGAATGGTCTAATGTTATAACAGTCTTCTTAAAAACGGTATTACCATCCTCATCAGGTTCAGCATAGTATTCCATGTAATCCTTAATGATTTCTTTGAACTCATTAACTGTACAAGGAGTATCCACGATGTCTATGGGATATTGTACCCTTTCTTTAGCATAATTATAACAAACTTCAAGATCTTCATCGGTAAGTGTCCCTGATGCACTACATAAGTACTTATAGGGTTTACCAAGTACACTGGAGTATTCACGGATAGCTGAGGTGCGAGCTATCATCTCAAACTGAAATTCCAGTACTCTAAAGTTTTCACCTTTATTCAAGATAAAAGCTTCACGTACAATCTGATCTTTAATAAGAGTTTTCCCGCTTGCTGGTCTTCCACCAATAACCGTCATTGAGTTCCACTCTAAACCACTTGTTGTTGCGTCATTGAACTTATCCCAGGGTGTCTTTAGGCTTTTGATATGACCTTGTTGACGTCCCTTCATATACTTCAAAGAGTCAAGAAATCCTTCCCGCTGGCTATTCCAGCTTGTATTTGTTTTCTTTGTTGTCATTGTTTAAGGATAAAAAACCCCGTACTTATTCAGCACGAGGTAGATGTAATTTCTGCACTACGAATATATAAAAATAACTTAGCAAAAGCAAGAGTAATTCTATAAGAAAATACTGCCCTAGCTCTATTTTTATGATTAATGCATTGGTTATAAACCAACTAAGTATTGAAAAAAAGATACTAACAATTATAGATAGCATCTTTTCTTTTGTAAAAAGTTTTTTAATCATACTACGTTATCACTAAAATGTGGTGCGTCATCTTCATCTTCACCATTAATGATTATATCACAGTAGTTAGCAAGCTCTGAATCCCAAGACTTATCCGTATTTTGTTTACGTATAAAGTACTGTGAATTCTTCATGTACATATAGTTAGCTTTCTCATAGGTTTCTATATAATACCATGTTGCACGTAGGATAATATCCCAGTCATACGTATAGTTTTTATGAAACCATGTAAAAGAGTCTTCTATATTCTTCTTGTTTACTCGAGCAGGTTTACCACTTGGTAATTTACCCTTTGGAAAAAGATTTAGATACTTATCTATATTATCAGATACATCTTGAGGTATTGGTGTTTTAGATTTAGAGTTAAGTTTTATTAATTCTAAACCTTTAGGAGTTAACTTTCCTTCAGCATCAAGATAACCTTGTTGCGACATAGCTCTCATTTCTATTGGTATCTTAATATTTTGCGGAGATATTCCGTTATATATAGACCATAGTAAGTAATAACTATTAGGAGAAATTCCTTTAGTTACTAAAAAATCAAATAACTCTTTCATAATTCATCAATAGACTCTAAAGATACAAATGATTTTGTATAATTCCTCTCTTGCATTTTAGCCATAAGGTTACTCCATATAGGTAATACACTTTTGTCTTTGATTTCCAATGCAGTACGCGTTTTCTTTGTACCATGTAGCATAGTAGCGTGATGTGTAACCTTTTCACCATGTCTTTGATTAAGAACTCTCACCATATGAGCATAACTTAAACCAAGTTCACTACCTATTAGATAACAACATTGTCTTATGATAATAACTTGTTGTTTACGAACTTTCATGTTGTCAGTAAAAGGTTTATCATCAGGATAAAGTTCTTCAGCTAAGTTGACTATAACGTTGAAGTTATCTATGCCAGGTATAATTGCATGGCAATCACCTATGTATTTATCATACTTATTCAAATCTTGTTGGATACTACTAAAGAACTTAGAGATAACTAAATTCAGATCATAGTTTAGCTGGGCCAAATCTTGCCTGATATTGCTCCTCAGCTTCATAACGTCTTTCTCTGCCATATTTTGTGTAGTCTATTGGTTCCATATGATAATACTTACCAGTGTTTGTACACTTGGCTACATCTTCTACAATATATTTAGCTCTTTCAAGCTCAATACCGTATTCAGATAGCGCATCATATAGACATTTGTTTTTAATATTACTTCCTTCTATTTGAAACTCTACCTCACCAAACTTTGGATCTAGTATGAGTCTAACTTTAATTCTACCAGGATATGGGTTGTCGTCCTTTCTCATTTAAGTAGTTATTTATTTGATTCCACATGTCATTACAATCCCACTTGCTACCATTGTATGCAGCACTCGCAGGATGCGATACCATAATCTTATAGTTTGTATCTGGTACCATATCGGCAAATTCTTGTGATTTTCTACCTAAGAATACATACACTAAACCATCCTTGTGGTGGGTCAGTATATCTAGGAGGTATGCAACAAACGGCTGCCACAATTCTTGGTGGGTTCCTGGTTTACCAATCGTAGTTGTTAGTGCTGAGTTTAGCAGGAGTACACCTTGCTCGGCCCAGGGGGACAAATCAGGACTTCCTACATATTCCGCATTAACAGTTTCTATAATAGAGTTATGCATATACTGTAATGATTTCTCAATCTTACCTGTATTGCTACAACTAAAGGCAATACCATCCGCAACATTAAATTGTGGATATGGATCTTGTCCTATAATAACTACCTTAACGGTATCTAAAGGACATTTTTCTAAAGCGGTAAATAGACTTTTAACAGGAGGAGTAAAGCGCTTACCTTGCTCAACTTCTTTTACTAAAGCTCCTAAGATATCATCCATATCAGATGATAATATAAAAGTGCGAAGTTTATTCCATCCCTTGTCTTTTACCTTGTCATAAAGTTTTTGTCCAATCTCTTGGATATTAATTTCTTGGGTCATAAGTTTGTATAAATTAAATACTATGTCTGAAAAGAAAACACAAAAGGTAAAAATCATTGATAAGGATAAAGTTATCAAAGCTGAGATACCAGGTATTTTCTACTTTAGGTTCAACAAAATGCTTGCTGAACACTTTGAGTATAAAGACAAAGAGCATTTTCAAAAAATAATGGCAGATTTAAAAGAAGGCAAGCAGGAAACCCCGCTAGCCTACCATATATATACCATTATGGCATTTCAAGTTCTACTAGAAGACCTAGCTGAAGAGCAAGGTTTAATGGAAGAAATTGAAATAGATTTAGAAACTGGTGAGCGTCTCAGTAAAGAGAAAACCCCACCAGCTCCCCAATCTCAATCGACGCCTGAATAGCCATACTTAATTCCTCTTTGCTACAATCAGCAAAAGATCTGCAATCACTATTATTACATAGGCCAGCACGTAACTTAACCTGGAGTTTCATATCTTCAAATGAATCACCTGTATAGTTAGCAAGTTCTCTAATATGCTTATGTACTTTACTCACTTGAGCATAGCTAGCATCATCAGTTTGCACCTCATAGGTAATAATAACTGTGTCATTATCATCTAAGCCTTTAATAAATAAGCCTAATTTAGCAGACCCTAAGGGGTCGATTTCTAGGTTCTTATTTACTACTTTTGCGCGTATACTTACGGGTAGTTGGTTTGCCATTTGTCTTAGGTTTATTAGTACTTCCTTTAGGTCTTCCTACTTTCTTCTTAGCTACTTCTGTTCTAGCCTTCTCAAGACTTTCTTTATAGAATCTATCCATATACACGTCAAGTAGTGTGTCATATGATCTATGAGCACCGTCTAGTGCATCCTTAAGATTCTTAATTTGCTTATCTCTTATAAGCAATCCTATACAGATACCGCCTACTAGACCAGCACCTGTTAATACACAAATGTCAATTACTGTTACCATTTCTTTTTTCTTTTAAATAATTTTCAATTAATTCAATACACTCTTGCATTTCCAGAAAATCCATATCTGTTATGAGCTCTGCAAACTTGCTCAATCTATTAGACATTTCTACCATGTCTAGTTTTTCTGGTATATCCCAGAATGTTTTCAGTAATGGACCGTGTTCTTTAACCACCATATCATTAAAGTTATTTAAAACATTCTTTGTCTTATGTCTATTAAACCACGTGATATGCATAGTTTCATCTGCTGCAAACACCGCCATCTGTAACCATACTACAAGATTAGCTACCTTAACTCTATCTAATTCTTCTTGTGTTAATGGCATAAATGTAATTTAGCTACTCCTTCTTCTATTGTAATATGATCTATCTTAAGACCTTTCCACTCTGGTGAGAATAATCCCATATCCGTACCATTAGTTTCTTCACCATGCCATTCGGCTTGTGCAGTAATAAATGGTCCACCACTAGGATCTATCATAGAAAATTTATAGTTAGGCATACCTGTTTCACCTGGCCATCCACCTACGCGGTAGTGCTCTCCAAAGCTTGTCATCTCTATGACATCACCTTTTTTCTCAAA